GAATACCTTCTGGGGGTAGACCCTCCAGAAAACACCGATGCCAATCTATGACGAATACCAAAGGTTCTGGAAGCGGCTTTCCAAAGTGGAAAGGGCGGCGTTGGAAGCGGCTGGCTTCAATCCCCATCGACCCGAAGACGCTGGAGTCCCTTTCGCGCATCGGTATTTTTCTGGTGAACCCTCTGATGGTGGTGACGTCCTCGGAGGACCGGGTGGCGAAGAAAACTTTGTCCAAGGCGGTTGGGGTCAAGGCTACGATATCAACGAAGTGCAAGCGGCACAATGGCGGATGCGCGAAAGGGAGGAAATCCAAGTGAGCAATCGAACTTTCACGCAGGACGAGGTGCTGGACATTCTCCGCAAGGTGATTGCCGTCATTGACCTGTCGACCCATGCGGAAGTACGGCTGCACGGAACCTGCATCAAGCTTGCCCTTGGCATCCCCGATCAACCGACCATGACAGCCTTGGCCAATCAGCACAGCCTGACCCGAGCGGCGATATCGGCGCGGGTAAAGACCATCCAGCGTAACCTAAAGCTGCCTCCGTCGCTGTACATGAAGTCCGACGCAGCTTGCAAGAAGCTCTCCAACGCTCGGAGGAAGAAACTTAAGTGAGTTCCGATAAGCCTCGACCCATTGACCTTGCCGGCCGCTTCGGTGTCACCAAGCAGGCCATCAACAAGTTTATCCAAGCGGGGATGCCCATCGACTCAATCGAGTCCGCCGAAGCCTGGTACATGGCAAGGGGTGCCGGTCGCATGGGTTCCACTGTCCGACCCGATAAGGACTTCAATGAGACCGTGGAGCGTCAGCGCGAATTGAAGGCTCTGGCCTACCAGCAGTACCTTGACGACCTAGGTAGTAACTCGCCAGACGCCAGCAAATCCTATGCGACCTACGACAAGTTGGTGAAGACGCTAGTAACGCTGGAAAAGGAACTCCAAGCCCGACAGATTGCCAGCCGTGAGTACATTCGTACTCAGACCGCCATCGAAAGGTTCGGGCGAGTGTTCGCGCAGGTTCGTGAGGAGGCTACTCAGCTCGGGACGAAACTGGCGTCGAGGGTCAACCCTGACAACCCAGGCCGTGCAATGAAAGCCATCGACGACGAAGTTAAGCGAATGCTTGAGCGTCTGTCCGCTGCCGCTGGCTACGCCGAGCAGGCGGTCGTGAAGGAAGCAGACACGGAAGACCCGACAGAGGTTGAGGGCGACGAGGATTCCGTCGACGAAGTCGAGTGATCATCGACCCTCATACAATCGATACTTTCGAGGCTCACATCCGTGCGATGATGACGCCCGACCCCGAAGGCGACATCGTGCAATGGCTGGAAGCCAACGTGCGTGAGGTGCCAGGCTCTCCGCAGCCCGGGCCGTTCCGAGTGGAGTCCACTCCGTTCCTTGCTCCCATCCTACGGGCGTTGACCGACCCAGAGATTACCACCGTCGTCGTGCTTGGAGCGGTGCAGATGGGCAAATCATCTCTGCTGGAACTGTGGTCGACTTTTATCCCTGCCCGTTCGCCTGGGCCGACCCTGCTCTTGCAGGACGTCGACGACAACGCGCAGGACTGGCAGAAAGATCGCCTACGTCCAATGTGGGAAGCCACGCCGGCTACGCTGTCCAAGATGGAGGACTCCGAACGCAACCAATGGAAGAAGACCCGTTTCGAGCGTAACACCGTCTGGGTGCTGGGTGCGAACAACAAGAAGAACCTTCAGCGTCGTTCCATCCGATTCCTCGGCGGTGACGAAGTCTGGCTTTGGCCCAAGGGTCACTTGAACGAAGCCCTTGCGCGTCGCACGGCGTTCATCTGGCAAGGCAAGTCGCTGCTTGTCTCGCAGGGCGGCGTCGAAGGCGACGACATTACCGACCTGTGGAACCAGTCCGACCGCCGGGAGTGGACGTTCAAGTGTACGCAATGCGGTACGCGCCAAGCCTACGAGTGGGAGCAACTGATCTACCCCGAAGACGCACGGGAGCCGAACGGCTGGAACCTCGACAAGGTCAAGGCCGGTTGCACCTACGAGTGCAAGTCGTGCAAACACCGTTACAAGGACTCCTTTGAGGTTCGCGCCGAATTAAACTTGTCGGGCGAGTACACGCCCATGAATCAGAACGCTCCCAAGGGGGTTGTTGGATTCCATTGGAACTCACTCTGCGCTCAATGGGGTCTAGACTGGGGCAAGCTCGCCGAAATGGCAATCCGTGCCAAGCAGGCTTTCGAGGAACACGGTGACGATGTCGCCCGTCGTGAATTTAAGCAGAAACGTCTGGCCCTCTCTTGGTCTGATGATCCAGACGATGGCGGTGGAGAAGTCATGCCTCAGGGCTACAAGATGCTCGACGAATGGGATGCCGAAGCGTTCATGGTCGATAGCAAGCTCGCCGAACCGCCGTTCAAGGACGAGTACAAAAAAGCCAAACAGTACGCACGGCTCCGCTTCATGGCGGTCGACGTGCAGCGTAAAGGATTCTACTGGGTAGTCCGTGCCTGGGCATTGGACGGAAAGTCCCGCATGGTGCAGTGGGGCTACTGCGAGACCGAAGATCAGTTGCGCGAAGCCCAACGCAAACTAGAGGTGGCCGACTTCTTTGTCTTTGTCGACTCCGGCGACGGACCCAACACCGACACCGTTTACCGTATGTGTGCAAAGTACGCATGGAACGCCACCAAAGGTTCTGGCCAGAATGAGTTCCCTTGGCGTATCCAGACGCCCTATGGCATCAAGGTGGCCTATCGCCCATACGCCCGTGCGAAGGTAATCCAAGTCGGCCAGACCTCCTGCAAACTTTACCTCTTCTCTAATTTGTACTTCAAGGACTCCATCTCCCGCTTACGCCGCGCCGGGCATCACACTTACCCAGAGGACGCCGGCGACGAGTACCGTAAGCAGATGCAGTCGGAGCATCGCACCCGCCAGGCGAACGGTCAGGCCATCTGGTTACCCATTGGCGACCGTGCTAACCACCTATGGGACGCCGAGATCATCGGGATGCTGCCGGCCCTTATGGCCAAGCTCATCGGGCGCGGCAAGAACCGCAACGGTAAGCCGGAAGACCGTAAGCCTGAGGAAAAACCAGTGGAGGAAGAAACCGCTTGACGGACATCATACCAGCAGTAGAGTTAATCCAAGCCGTCTGGCCCTTCTGGAAAAACCACGGGTGGCTCTTGTGGATCGTACATGGGTTGGGTCAGACGGCCCCTTTTACACGGGGCTAAACGCAAATGGCACGACCCCAAGGTATCTTCCTTATTTTCGACATTTGCGACATTCTTGAGATTGTTGACAAGGCGAAGGAATTGCTGAAGCAGGGTAAGACCATGATGGAGTACTCCGATTCGGGTACCTCCGTGGTAAAGCAGTTCCCGATGGACATCTCCACCGTCTTGGTGGAATGCCGCTACGCGCTGATGGTTAAAGACCCCCAGACCTACGGTTCAGTCGACCGTGTCCGGGTAATCAATATGCTCAATAACTTCCGAGGATTCTGATGAAACCGAAAAAGCCGAGCAAGCCTGCCGTACCGCAGGTTAAGAAACCCAAGACGCCGAGCGTAGCCCGTAACACGGCACCGCAGAAGCAGGCGTCGGGGGGAGGCTCTGGCCCGGGCATCTTCTCGAATTTCGAGTCCGCCAAGTTCAGCAACAAGCGTTCTTGGATTTGGTCGTCTTGGCCGCAGGACTTTAAGAAGACCATGACGGTCTTCGACCGCATGGAGACCACGCGCAAGATGCGCTGGCTGGAACTCAATGCGGGTCTTATCCGACAGGTGCTGGCCGACATGGCCTTGTACACAGTCGGCAACGGCATCAAGCCCCAGGCACAGTCTGGCGACGAGATGTGGGATGACTCCGCCGAAGCCTACTTCAAGCAATGGGCAGCTCGCTCTTGTGACATTACGGGACGTTTCTCGTTCTTTGAACTCCAGCACATTTGCTGCCGACTGATGGATCGTGACGGAGAGTGCTTCATCATCAAGACCCGTGGACCCGGTGGCGAACCCCGCCTTCAGGTCATCGAGTCTCACCGTGTCGGCAATTCGTCCAACAACGAAGTTCCGCCTGGCATGGTCGACGGTATCCTTTTTGGACCCTACGGTCAGCCTATCTCATACAACGTAATCCGCTCTGACGGCTCCAGCCGCCTAGTGCCAGCCAATGCGGTAATTCACTTGTTTGAGCCGGAACTCGCCTCGGGTGCGCGGGCTTATAGCCCCCTCCAGCACTCGATCAATAACTTGGTCGATATGCTGGAGATTCTTTCGCTGGAGAAACTGGCGGTCAAGACCTCGTCAGACATCACGCGCACAATCAGCCGTGAGAATCCGAACTTCGACGGTACGCAGTCCGACTTTGAAGCCTTTGGCATGAAGCCGCAGGACTACGGCGACGGTATGACCGACCCGAGCGAGGCTTCGACATTCCTCGGAGGCAAGGTGCTGGCTCTGGCTCCCGGAGAAAAGCTGGAATCCTTTGAGTCGAACCGTCCGAACAAGACCTTCGACGGATTCATCGAACACCTTGAGCGCGACTCTCTGGCGGGTATGCTCCCGTATGAGTTCGTGGCCAATCCGACAAAGGCCGGCGGAGCTGTCATGCGGTTCGTGGTCGCCAAGGCTGATCGCAAGTTCTCGCACCGACAGGCCATCATGGTGCAGCGTTTCCTGACGCCGGTCTGGGGCTACATCATTGGTTCCGCCATTAAGGACGGTTTCCTACGCTCCACCGAAGCCTGGACGAATGTTTCTTGGACGACTCCTCGCAAGGTTACCGTAGACGCTGGACGTGACTCTCAGCAGAACCGTCAGGACATCGAGTCTGGCCTCAAAACCCTTACGCAGAACTATCTGGAAGAAGGCGAAGACCCGAAGGAACAGATGCGTTCCAACGCCGCCGAAAAGCGTTACCTTCTCGACCTCGCCAAGGAATTCGACGTTCCTCTCTCGATGCTCTACAAGCCGCAGAACGTGGCTCCCGCCGACATCAACGCTTCCGTTGCCGACGAAGAGCCGGCCAAGATGGACGACGGCGCGAAGATTGTCGAAGACGACGTCGACCCCGACGACGAAGAAACCTTCAAAAAATAATCCATGTATTCCCTTTCTAACGCTTTTAAGACCTTCTCGCCGATTCTTATCGAGCCGGCGAAGGCCAAGGCTTACCTCGACAAGGTGGCCGAAATCTCTCCCGCCGACCTAAAGGGAAGCGGCGACATCGAGGACATGATGGAGATGCTCTTCGGCCCCCGTCCAACGATGGTAAAGACTGGCAAGGTCGCCTGCATCCCCGTGCGCGGCGTGATTGGTTCTGGCCTCACCGAGCTGGAAAAGATGATGGGTGCCTGTGACGTCGAAGAGGTCGAGGAGATGCTGGAAGAAGCCGAGCGTGATCCTAGCGTCGAGCATATCATCATGGACTTCGATTCGCCCGGAGGAACGGTTACGGGCGTCCCCGAACTTGCCGCCCGTATCCGCAAGTGCGTCAAGCATACCATCGGTTACACGTCGAAGCAGTCCTGCTCCGCCGCCATGTGGATTATGAGCCAATGCGACGACGTTTACGCCAGCCGTTCAGCAACCTTGGGCAGCATCGGCGTCTACATTCCTGTCTACGACATGAAGGCGGCTTACGCTCAGGACGGAGTCAGCGTCGACCTTATCAAGGCCGGCTGGGCCAAGGGGGCAGGTTTTTCTGGCACGTCCCTCACCCCAGAGCAGCGTAAACTTTTCCAAGACGACGTCGACGAGTCTCACGCCTGGTTCATTTCCGACGTCCTCAAGGTTCGCACCTACGCCGACCCCGCCGATATGCAGGGTCAATGCTGGACGGGCAAGAAGGCCGCCGAGAAGAACCTCATCAACGGGATTGTTGACAGCATCGACGCCCTGTACATGGCCATCGACCCCAAGGAGTACGCCGCGCACGAAAAGACCGAGCCGCACAAGTTCCCTATGATTGCCGGCTACGCTCAGGCCGCTGACGTCTCGCCCGAACAGGGCGACAAGGAGGAGGTGGCCCCCATTTCGGATCACGACAAAAAGAAAAAGAAGAAAAAGAAGAAGAACCCGGACGGCACGGATTCCGAAGAAGATGAGGATGACGAGATTCCGAATGAGGAATGCCCCCCTGTGGATACTGACTGCAAGCCCAAGGCTTGACACTTGGCTAAACCCAAGATGACGCTCGAAGAACGCCT